TCCTAAAGCGTCTAAAAGTTTCTCAATTATATTTCCCATAAATGCCCCTTTCGCATTTTCCCTTATGAATGGAAACACGCCAGCAAGCTAAGGGGGCTTGTTTTCGGTGATCAGCCTAGGCGTGTTTGATTTGGTGTTATTTCAATTTTAACCCGTTTTTATATTCTTTTTCAAAGGTTTCTCTTGTTACTTTCAATGCGTGAGCCTTGCCACGTTCTGCACCTGTTTCCATAAAGTGGCGGCCTTTCATTTTTACTGTGCCATATTCAACCATCCACCAATAAAATGGATCGGTTCTATCTCTTACCGCTTGCCCAACTCTTGCCATTTTTCGCCCTTTGGTTCGCATTACGCGGATTTTAGTTAGTCCACTTAATCCATTCTTGGCTACACTTGTTTTGTGTCTGATATTATTTTTTATTGTGCCTTTTTGCCGGAAATTGGTGCTTGTTTTTAAAATTGGCACGGTTGGCTTAATGGCTTTTTCTAATTCTCTTGCACCTGCATTTAGGGCTTTTCTAATTGGTTTTCTCGCATTTTTGGCAATATTTTTTATTGTTTTATTAATATTGCGTTCTATCTCTTTCAATCCTGTTATTTTGACTGATACACTCATTTTATTTACTCCAATAATAAAAGAAATAATACATTGCACCGCTGTAAATCAGCAGATAAATTAATTCACTGTTCATCTATAAATCTATTCCGTTAAATTGTTCTAATGCCTGTTGATGTTCGTTGGATAGTTCAAAAATCACATCACCATATTCAAGCTGATAAGTGCCAAAAGACATCAAGAAGGCGATCGCTGGGTCAATTTTATTGGCTGCTTTTTTCTTGTTTGGCTTGATATTGGCGTTTGCGTCGGTTTCCATTACGACGTTAGACAATGCCCAGGCAAGCACGGGATCGCCGTTGTGTTCTATCACTTGGCGATTGATTAAGACTTCCGTTGATTTTGCCACGGGGCTAAAGCGTTGATAGGTTTGCGGGAAGGGTTCAACTTCTAGCCCTGCCGCTTGTAGCTGGGTTCTTAGGTGTGTGGCATTCCAAACATCAAAGCCAATCATTTTTATGTTGAATTGTTCGGCATCTTTCAAAATATCATCGCGGATTTTGTCATAATCGATACAATCCCCCTCTGTTACCCTTAGCCAACCTTGCCGCACCCATTGGCGATAGATGGCGCGATTTTTGTTGGCCACATTATTAAGCTGATATTCAGGCAAATAATGACGCGTTATCAACCGCACTTTCTTTTCTTGTGGGAAGGTGTAGCAAATGCTGGTTAAATCGTTGGTTGAAGAGAGATCCAAGCCCATATAGCAATCTTGGTGAAGTAAATCTTGTTCGCTGTAATCACGCTTGCACTGCGCCCAGCTGCCTTCACTTAGCCACGGCGTTTGTCCTTGGCACCATACATTAAAGCGTTTAGTGAGCATTTCCACCCATTCGGAAGGTATGCCACGGGCTTTTTTGATGGTGTTTTCAAAATCAAGTTGCGGGATAGATTTGTTAATATTGGGGTTGGCTTTGATCCAGTTTTCAGGTTGGTCAATTTCGCTTTCATCATCTAATTCAAAAATCAGAATAAACAAGCTATCATTCTGTTCATTGCCTGCCAGAATTTGGGCGCAATAGTCATAATGCTGCTTGCACGCTGAAATGGTGTTACTGCCTGCGGTGGTGATGGCAAATAATAGCCCTTCTGGTCTTGCTCCTTGCCCAAGTTCTAACGCACTGTAAACGCTGTTGTCTGCGTGTAGGTGATATTCATCAACAATAGCAAGGCTTGGGTTAGTTCCTTCAATGGTGCTAGATTTGGCTGCCAGTGGGCGCATTAAGCTGTTATTCTTGGGGTTGATCAGTTTGTGCTGTTGAATGCTGATCCGCTTTTCAATGGTGCAGAAAGCAAGCACATTTGGCGCGCATCATCAAAACAATACGCGCCTGATCACGGCTTACGGCTGCGGTGTAAATATCTTGTTGCCCTTTTTCCATAATCAGAAACCAATTCGCCAATACGGCCGCAACGGCAGATTTCGCATTTTTCCTTGCTACTTGCACATAGGCGGATCGGTATTTTCGCAAGCCGGTTTCTTTGCGCTTGAAACCAAGCAAATTAGCAAAAAGAAAGATTTGCCAATCCGATAATTCGATCGGCTGCCCTCTTAGATGCCCTTTGACGTGCGGACATAAGCGAGAGAAAGCAAGGAATTTTTGCACCGCACTTTCATCAAAGAAATAATCAGGGTTGCTTAAATCCGCAAAATAACGGGCTACGGCTTGTTTGATTTTCTGGCAAGCGATAATTTCCCCGTTCTGCACTTGCTCAGCATAACGATGCCACGGCATTTACATCACCAAGATTTCATCAATAGCGTCCGTTTCTTCCGTTTCTACCGGATTTTTACGGCGACTAACAGGATCGAACCCCAGCAAGGAAGACATTTTAATCATCACTTTTTCCGCATCTGATTTTGCAGAAAGTGCTGGGTTGCGTGATTGTGTACCTTGAGAATTGATAATAATAAAGCCATTTTTCGCTAAATCTGCCACAGAATGGCGCCAAATTGCGTAGTTTTCGCAATAAATTTCAAGGTTTGTTAAATCTTCGGGTTTAATATCGCCACGTTCTGAAAGTTGCTTAATGCGTGCTTTCCATTGTGATTTAGCAATCTCATCTAAAAATTCAGGTGCTTTATAGCTTTTTCGTTTATTCATTGTTTTCCTTATTTTCAAAAAAATCACTGTGCATAAAAATTTGAGGGGACGGGCGGTTCTACGGCTTTCGGCTTTTCTTTTTAAAACTCCCCCTACCGTGTCTATCTCATTGTTTTTAAAGCTAAACGCAAAATTGCGTTCACCTATCCTATTGATTTTAAAACAAAGCTCAAAATTGAGTTTTGTAAAATCCATCTCTGTACTTCGTCTAACATTTAATCAACGCGCCCAATTTTGGACTGGTTCAGTTGTTTCGATATCGCAACGGCTGAAGTGTTTCGATATCGAAATGATTGACTTGCAACCGTGTACATATGTACACAACTGAATGAACTGTGGGCATATGCCCACGGTTGAAGTAGTGATGGTTATATCACCACAACTTACTTCTTCGCCCCAAATCCGCGCTTGTCTATCACCCTTGTCTTGTAGCTGTGGCAATCACGGCATAAGGCCTGATGATTACTTGCTACCCAAAAGAGCGGATCAGCTTGCCCATTCTCTACGGGCTTGATGTGGTCGATTACTGTTGCAGGCGTATGTAATCCCTTTGTTAAACACATCACGCACAAAGGATTATGCTTTAGGTATTGTGCGCGGTATTTGCTCCATTTGTGGTCATAGCCTCTTGCGCTACTGCTTGGGCGGTTGTCTTTTGGTTTAGTCTGATGTTCTTCACATCTGCCAGATTTCACGCGATTACGGCAACCAGGGAAAGAACAACGCTTTAAAGGTTGATAAGGCATAACATCACCTTAATAGATACAGGGTTCGCGGTACACTTCCCACAAGGATTTGATTGTCATCGGTGCGGGTTTTAAATTTGCCAAGTCAGTAACGGCTTCTCTATTTGTGTAGAGATAAGCAATATACATCAAGCAGCCCACTTTGATTGTTGGATAAAAAGGGATTGTGGTTGCGCTTTCTTCTTCCGCAAAAGTTTTCCCTATATGACGTTGTGCCACTTCGATTGATACTACGGCATAGCGTTCTAACAAGTCATCATCAAGATCAAAATCTTCCATAATGTTCAAGTGTGCTTTGATTTCCTCTAGCGGAATAACAAGATCAACGTTCGCCATAAGCTTCCCCTTCCTTACACATTAACTGCAGTTCTCTGTGTTCGTCCTTGCTGTCGATTACTGAATAAATGTCCCAATGTTGATCGCCATATTTCACCCGCATTTTTCTTGTTACATTGGGCAAATAACGAATGCGCACGCGGATAATATTTTCACCTAATTGAAATGGCCCACTAAAATATTCGCGCCCTTGCAAGGGTTCAATACTTGCCCGCACCGTTGCCACATCTTCCCAAAATGTTTTATTGCCACCATAAGGATTGAGCTGCTTTTCTTTCTCGTGATTGCGTGCTTGCAAGGTGATCACTTTGTTATATTTTCCGGCTCTAATCATTCTCGCCATTGTTACCACCTTTTTCACTTCTACGGTCTGTTTCCACGCTTGGCTAAATTCATCACCACCAACATAAGGCGAAAGCCCTTCACGTCTGCGCACTTCATTAGGGTTCATAATGCCGGCTTTAATGGCCGTGTCGTAACTATTGAAGCGATCGTTTTGACTGGTTCGCAATAAATCACTGGTATCAAATTCAATTAAATAACGTTGCTTGCTTTGGCGGCTAACGTCCACCATCAACGCATCTTTTAACTGTTGTTCAAAGTTAGTCAGCCACGGGCGTTAAGGTTTGCGATAAAAAAGCACGGCTTGCTTCGCTAAAATTGGAATAGCTACTATTGGAATAATCTTGCAAAAAGATCGGGCTGATATTGTAAATGCGCGCAATATCGGAAATCGTAAACGTGCGGCTTGCCAACCATTCCGCATCTTGGTTTGTCATTCCTAACTGCTTATATTCCATTGAGCCTTCAAGCACTGGCGTTTTACCTGCATTTTTGCCCCTTTGTAACGTTCCAAGGCTTTCAATGCTTTCTTGCCTTTGGCTTCATCTAACCATTCTGCCGTTGTAATTAGCCCGCTGGCCATCAAGCCATTCTTCATCACTGCCGCACCGTGTTTTTGCTGTGCCATTCCTAAGCCTACGGTTTCGCGACAAATAGCAATTGGTGAACGTCCCATAAAGCCATCAAGTGAAGAATGACGCAAATGCAACACTTCATCTTGCAAATAATTCTTTGTTTTGCCGTCTAAATCGGTGATTTGATAAATATGCTCACCTTTTGGCGTGCGCAAAATATTCACCGCACTAGGCTGATAAGGCGTAAGGCTGACTGGCTCACCCTGCTTATTCCACTCAATCACGGCATAAGCATTCCCATTTAGTAAACAATGGCGCATTAGGGTATATTTGAATTGATACGGCGTTTGATTGCGGTTCGGCATTTCATTCAATAAATAATCAACAGGGTGATCGAAAACACGCTCACGCCCATCTTGCTTTAATTGATACAAATAACACGGCATCGACGCCACCGCTTCCGCAATCACGGTAACGGCATTCATTACTGCCGGCAAGGCTTCCGCCGTTTGTGGGCTAACAAACTCACCTGCTGACGTATTTGCCACGCCTAAATAAGAAATTAACTCATCAATTCCCAAAGGCTGGCTACGTTGTTCTGTCTTACGTTTAAATGGCCACATCTTATAACCCCGCTAAATCAGCCCAATAAGTGCGGTGGTTTTTTGCTGCATTTTTGCTTTGGCTTGCGCCATTGAACGGTTGGCAATCTGCACATTGCTTTCAGGATAAGCGGGAATGCTGGTTACAGTGATTTCCACCAATTCCGCACTATTGACCGTTCTCAAGCACGGCGTGGCTTCAAAATCCCACGCTTCCGCCTTGGCATAAAAGCCAAAAGACATTCCTGAAATATCGCCACGTTCTACACTGACTAATAAATCACGCCCTAACGTGGTGTCTGGCGGAGTAAGCTCAAAGCGCAATCCAACGGCATCTTCTTCCAATTTCAATGTGCCGGCACTGGTTCGCCCAAGTAGCTTAGTGTGATCGTGTTCAAATAACGCCCGCACATCTTGGCCACTGGCTAAACTCGCTGCAAAAGCATTCGGTGCAAACTGTTCAACAAAATCCCCCCAGATCAATTCACTTGGGCTATTCCATTGCACCACATAGCCAACCAGCTTTTTATCTTGTGCTTGAATATCAGATGAACGGATTTCAAAATCTTTATTCATAATCTACCTACTGACAAAAAAGGGGCTGAAAGCCCCTCTGATTGGTTATGCTGTTGTTTCAATAAACTTGATGGCGTTACTATCCACCACGCCACCGCCCAAATATTTGTCCGTGTGAACTTTATAAAAGCCCGGCTCGGTGATATTGTCTGGACGAGTACGCACGCCGGTTTCGTGATCCACAATGTAATAACCACGTTTAAAATCACCAAAAGCAAGCACCGCTTTACCCGCGCCACCGGTTGGCATTGTTTCCAAATAATAAACTGGGCGACCTAATAACGTGCTTGGCGCATCAACCGTTAAACCATCACGCCAAATAAAATCACCGTTTTTATTTTTCAATTTCTGCAATGTGGCCGCAATGCTTGAACTCATCACCCAAACCGCATTTTTACGGTATTTGCTATGCAAGGTGTAGAATAAATCGATCAGCGTGTCAGCCGTGATTTTGTCCGCACTGGTAACTTCTAATTTTTGCAATTCGCCAAAAGTGCGGGCTTTATCATTCGCAGTAGAACGCGTATAAGCTAATAGCCCTTTTGCTTTCTTGTCGCCATCGCCAGAAGTTAAATCAACTTCTTCCGTTTCGGTGAAGCTCTCGCTAATTTCTTCAGTCAGCCAGCCCAACACATCAATAGAAGAAAAATCTAAAATCTCTTGGGTTGTTTTTGGATAAGCATAGATTGGATTTAGTGCAATGGTAACTTCATTTAATTTCGGGGTGTTAGTACCTGTGCGAGCTTGACCTTCTTCACCGTGGTTCACCATAGCACCGCCAGCAGAAACCAATTTCTTATATTCTTTCGCACCAACAGGCAAACGCACCACATTAGCAATCTGACGCATTACGCTATCATCTGTTAAGCGTTTCATCACTTCTTTGTCTAATTGTGGGATCACGGAATAGCCGCCATCATCATTTGCCGTAGTGGAAAGATTAGAACGCAACTCACCCGTTTTAATGTAATGACGTAATTCATCATTGGTAAATTGGGCTTTATTGCGGGTTTCTACTGGCTCACCTTTTTGACTACGTTCTTCATCTGCCACCGCTTCATAGCGGGCGATTTCATCAGACATCTGTTTAACTAACTCTTTCAGCTTATCAAACTGACCGCTTTCTTCCTCGTTTAATGAACGATTTTCTTTTTCTGCTTTTTCCAACAAAGCGCGCATTTCTGCCGCGTGTTGTGCTTTTTGTTGGCGAAGTTCTAATAACTTTTTAAACATAATTTAAACCCTTATTGTTGATATTGAATTTCATAATGCAAATTAGCTGAGATCCAAGCTGCTTGAGCTTCATCATAGCTATAACTAAATTTTGCTAATCTGAAGGTATCTAATACAGGAATTTCAGCATCAGCTAGCATATTAGTAACAAGTTCAGCAACTTCATCTAAGGCTTCTTCTGTCATATAGAACGGCAAATAAATCCCAACCGTTAAAACGCCGTCGCCTTGATTTCCGCACATTGTCATTTCTTCTAGCATCTCACTTCATCAATAAAAACCGCAATCGCCGGCAATTCTTTTTCAACATCCGCAAAAACTGGACGCCCATTAATAAAGCGCTCAATCCCTTCGATCTTTCCTTGAAGATTAGCTAAAACCTGTTTTCTGATTTCACTATGAATATTCATTTTTTGCCTCAAATTTCTTCTTAATTAAGAAGGCTACAATTAGCCCATATCACAAGATAAACAGATATTTAGGAAAGTAAATAGCTTATTTTTTAGGCGTATTAGAT